CATCACCCCAGATACAGCCACATTATTGCGTTTGCGTAACCAATATACCAATGAGGCCATGAGCGGGAACGCCAATCTTCCCCCGTTCAACGAATGGGCAGCCGCTCAAATGCAAGCCGCTCAGCCAACGCAGCCTATGGCCTTAGGAGCATCTGCGGTTCCCCAAACAACCACATTGGGCGCTCCTCAACCTCAATCAACCCATAGAAGCCGCTTGCTTACTCTAGCGCGGTTATTGATGGGGAATCGGTAAATTAGCACCAAAACAGTGCAAATGTTGGTATATTTACAAATACTTGGATTTATACACAATGGCAAAAAGAGGAGCCCCAAAAGGCAACACCAATGCAGCATCCAGATACCCAAAGATATTTGGTGATTTGCTGCGCAAAGTTTCTGTTCAGGAAGACCACAAACGTCTAAAAAAGGGAATCGAGCAACTTTTGAATGATGTGGCCGAAGGCGATAAATTTGCCCTTGGGCTTGTTCGCGATACTTTTGATGGCAAGCCAGCCCAGCAGATTGATCTGGATGCAAGTGTTGACGGCTCGCTGTCGGTTGAGATAGTGCGGTTTGGGGATAAAAACACTTAAAGCAACAAATTATAGAATTACGTGAAGATTCAGCTTCCAAATAACTGGCGCCCTCGGGATTATCAACTTCCTGCCTGGACATATTTGGAGAATGGAGGCAGGCATGCAGAGCTTGTTTGGGCAAGACGACACGGCAAAGACGAAATATGTCTTCACAGGGCTGCCTGTGCTGCATTTGAAAGAATAGGGAACTATTGGCATATGCTCCCTGAATATGCCCAAGCCCGGAAAGCAATTTGGGATGCAATTAATCCCCATACTGGTCACCGCAGGATTGATGAAGCCTTTCCTCAGGAGCTCAGATCCTTCACCCGAAACGATGAAATGATTATCGGGTTTAAGAATGGATCAACCTGGCAAGTGGTGGGTTCAGATCGTTATGATGCATTGGTCGGCGCTTCACCGGCCGGAATTGTATACTCTGAGTGGGCTTTGGCAAATCCAGCCGCTAGGGCTTATTTTAGACCTATGCTGGCTGAAAACAATGGCTGGCAGATATTTATAACCACTCCTCGAGGAAGGAATCATGCTTACACTACACTCAAAGCCGCTGAACGCAACCCGGATGCATTCGCGCAGATTATAACGGCTGAAGAGTCGGGAGTCTTCACGCAAGCACAACTTGAGAATGAGCTTAAGGCGTATATAGATGAGTTTGGGGAGGACTATGGAAGGTCAAAATTTGAGCAAGAATTCCTATGTTCGTTTGAATCGGCAAACCTTGGCGCAATCCTGGCCCGTACACTCGGAATAAGCGAGAAAAAAGGGCTCATCAATGACGAGGTGGATTTTGACCCATTAGGTGCTCAAATCCAGATAACAGCAGATATAGGACACCGAGACACATCGACATGGTGGTTCTGGCAGCCAAAAATGGGAGGATATTCTGTAATCGAGTGCGATTCAGGTTGGGGAATTGATGCAGATGAATGGTGTCAGCGATTACATGAAAAACTGAGAAAATACCAAATCAAAGGGCGCCCATCGGCACTCGGAAAGATTTGGCTTCCCCATGATGCTAGGGCAAAGACATTCGCAGCCAAGCGATCTGCGGTGGAAATCTTCGTTCAATACTTCGGGGCTGACCATGTAGCCATTACGCCCAACTCAGCCATTTCTGATCGGGTAAATGCTGCTCGCGTCTTAACACCACGGGTAGAGTTCAACGCAACCAAATGTTCAGAGGGTTTGGATGGCCTGCGAGCTTGGTCATACGATTATAACGAGGATACTAAGACATTCTCACAAACCCCCAAACATGATTGGGCCTCTCATTATGGCGATGGATACTCATATGGGTGTTTGATAATGAAACAAATTGCCCCGCCACCGAAGCCGAAAGAGCCAATGCGCGGAATCACCGTGGGGCACAATACCGTGACAATCAACGAACTTTGGAACGAAAAGAGACCGCAAACACGAAATAGAGTATAAAATTTGCAAAAAAATACTAGATATAGTATATAGTGACCTAGCCAGGTCGTCGTGAGATAGAAGGGCGCTATTAACCAATTCGCCGTGAGGCAGAAGGGTGAAAAATGAAACCAGACTACACCATTGCCGCTCCTAAAAATGCGGCGACTGTCAATGTGGCATACACCACAACCGCAACAACCCCTGTAATTTCTAACGCTTCTGTCATTCGAGTGGTAACCACATCGGATGCTTTCATTGAAATATCTGCTGATAGTGCAGTTACTGCTGTTGCTACAACCGGAATGTTTATGCCGGCCTATACGCCAGAATATTTCTCTTGTGGCTCCACTGTGTATGTTGCTGCCGTCCAAAACACTACTGGCGGCACAGTTTATGTAACACCTGTTGAATGATAATTAAACCCGGATTGCGACCGAGGCAACATGTATGAGCGAACTAATCCCAGATGAAGCCCAGACATGGATTAAAACCATTGGGCAATATGACAAGGAATTCAAGAAATGGGAGGGACGCGTTGATAAGATCCTGCGTCGATACCGTGATGAGCCCGAGAATAATCGTGGCTACAATCTTGCCAAGTTCAATATTCTTTGGTCGAATGTTCAAACGGCATTGCCTGCTGTCTATTCCAGGCTACCAAAGCCGGACGTTTCCCGACGTTTCCGTGATAATGACCCGGTTGGCCGTGTAGCTTCCCTGATTCTAGAGCGTGCACTGACTTATGAAGTTGAGCATTACCCGGATTATAGGGGAACGATGGGTGAGGCTGTACTGGATCGATTCTTGGGTGGCCGCGGTACATCATGGGTGCGATATGAGCCTCACAGCCACATGGAGCCCATACAAGGTATGCCGGGAATGGGAATGCCAGATGATGGATTCCAGATCACCGAGGACACAGATGAAGCGCCAGGCGAGGAAGAAATATTGGATTATGAATGCGCCCCCGTGGATTATGTACATTGGAAGGATTTTGGACATACCACCGGACGCACATGGGAAGAAGTTACAGCGGTATGGCGCAAGGTTTATATGGGGCGTGAGGCGCTGATTGAGCGATTTGGAGAAGAATTAGGCTCGAAAATCCCCCTTGATACCAAGCCAGACGATAACAAAAAGATGAACGCCAATGTCGAGGGGAATCAGGCGCTTATTTATGAGATTTGGGATAAATCCACTGGAAAAGCCATATGGCTATCGAAAACACTCGGCAAGATTCTTGATGAGCTTGATGATCCGCTAGGTTTGGAGAATTTCTGGCCATGTCCGAAACCACTCTATGCCACTTTAACCAATGAATCATTGATTCCTGTCCCTGATTTTGCCCTCTACCAAGATCAGGCAAACACGCTCGACTTGCTCTGTGATCGTATTGAGGGATTAGTTAGGGCCTTACAAATTAAAGGGGGATATGATGCATCAATTCCTGAGCTCAAGCGTATCTTTACTGAGGGCGAGAATAATACGCTCATTCCGATTGAAAATTGGCAATCCTTCGCTGAGAAAAACGGTTTGCAAGGTTCTATTTCGCTTGTAGATTTGAAACCGATTTATGAGGCTTTGAATGGCTGTTATTTGGCGATGGATCAGCAAAAGAAGCAGATTTACGAAATAACCGGACTGGCAGATATTATTCGTGGCCAAGGTGTTGCGTCTGAAACCGCGACAGCCCAGCAGCTCAAGGGGCAATTTGCATCCATGCGTTTAAAGGCAATGCAGGATGATGTAGCTTTGTTTGCGTCTGAATTGCTACAAATCAAAGCCCAGATTATTTGCAAGCATTTCCAGCCCGAAACAATCCTACGCATTGGTGGGGCGGCCGAGTTACTTCCAGCAGATCAGCAATATGCTGCTCAAGCTGTTGCATTGCTCAAGGACTCGGAAATGTCCGAATTCCGCATCGATGTTGAAGCCGATTCAATGGTGATGATGGATGAGCAGGAAGACAAGCAGAGTCGTATTGAGTTCTTGCAAGCTACCGGCGCATTCTTGGATAAAGCGGTTCAGGCTGGGATGCAAATTCCAGAAATAGCTCCATTGGCTATGGAAATGCTCAAGTTTGGCGTAACAGGATTCAAGATTGGCAAAACGATCGAGGGTGAATTTGATGCTGCGGCTGAGCAGTTGAAACAAGCTGCAGCGCAAGCAGCCGCACAGCCCAAGCAAGATCCTGCCATGATTAAGGCCCAGCAAGAACAACAAAAAATGCAGGTCGAAACTCAGGCAGATATGGCCAAGCATCAGATGGAAATGCAAATGCGTGACCGTGAGCAACAGATGCAGGCCGTTATCGAGCAGCATCGTAACGAAATGGAAGCTCAGCGCCAAGCATACGATGCCCAAACCCAGATGGCCATTGAGCAGATGAACAACCGCCACGAAATGCAAATGGAAATGATGAGGCAACAATTCCAGCAAATGCAGAATGATAACCAAAATGCACTCAAATTGATGCTTGGGGAGCTTTCTGCGCAGGTCGCACTTTCTAAACAGCAGGAATCAACAGCTATTCAAGCCGCGAGGGATATTGAATGAACTTCAATCGAGAGGCCAAACGAGCCAAACAATTACTGACAGATGGAAAGCTCGGTAGTGTGTATTTAGCCGAGATTCCGGCCGAGGATTTTACTGTTAAACCTGATTGCCTGGTTGCCATGCAAATACCCGTGAAGATTGTTGGCCAGCATATAAATGAATTGATCGAATACATGCGTGCCGAGCATGAGAAATGTATTGGATTCCATGAAAAGACAGTGAGCGCATGCGGGGCGAAAAAGGAAGAATGGCTGGATTCCCAAAATATTCCAGTTAATGAGCGCAAGGAAGTTTGGGAACGCAAGCTAGAGCTGGATTTGCGTGTTTCAACCGGGAACATAATCAGGTCAGCAGATATTATTGACGACATTAAGCCATATAAATCAATGGTTGATGGCTCAATGATTGAATCGAGATCAAAACACCGCGAACACTTGCGGCGGCATGGGTGTGTGGAAATCGGCAACGAGAAAGTGGAACAAAAGCCGATGCAGACACCTAAAGGGCTTCGTGAAGACATAGCACGCGAAGCATATAGACATTGGAATTAAAGGAGAAATATCATGGCACTTTCTAAAGATTTGATGGGCGGCGGCTTTTCGGCGGGTCAAGCTCGTGCTGTAGGCGGGAATTATGCAAGCCCGGCAGCGGCCGGCACAACCCAAGCAACCGCAACTACTATTACAGCATCTAACAATGTGGTAACTGGCGCAAGCGGTACAAACGGCGTTGTATTGTCTGGAAATGTAGGTGACAGCGTGGAAATTTTCAACAGTTCTGCAAGTTCCCTACTCGTTTATCCGGATAGCGGCGCGGCGATTGCTGTCCCTGGCACTGGTGCCGGTACTGCGAATGCTGCTTACACTCATACAACCTATGCCGTGGTGACTTACAAGAAAGTGACCTCTACACAGTGGTTGCCGAATAAGAGCGCATAAAAATGCCTTGGTCACCCGCACAACATCGGCTATTTGAGGCGGCAAAACATGACCCTTCGGTTGCCAAAAGAGTAGGCATCCCGCAGGAAAAAGCCGCTCAGATGGCGAGTGAGGGGATCAAGGACAAACCCAAGAAAATGGCTAAACTTTTAAGGAGATAGAAAATGGCTGAGCAAGAATCGCAGACTACTTTGCGGGACACAATTGCAGCGAACTTTGATGACCATATTGAGGAAGGTGAAGAGCAGGAGCATCGCCAAGAAACTCAACAGGAACAGCAAGAAGATCAAGCAGCCATTGATGCCTCTGCAGAACAGCAGCAAACGCAAGAGGAAATCACAGATCCGCTTGCCGAACTACCCCATCCATCGACCTGGAAAAAGGAATATTACCCACTTTGGGAAAAACTAGGAAAGGGTGAGCCATTAACAGCCGAGGAAGGTCGGAGGCTGCAGGAATATACCGAACAGCGCGAAAGCCAGTACAAAACCGGCGTATCGACCTATAAAGCCGAGGCCGAACAAGCACGCCAACTCCAAGAAGCCATGGCACCATTTATGCCTGAATTGCAGCAGCACGGCATTAACCCGCAAACATGGATAAGCAACCTGGGGAACGCCCATCGCGTTTTGTCCTTGGGAAATGCCGAGCAAAAAATGCAGATGTTCGCGCAGTTAGCGCAGGAATATGGAATACCCTTGCAAGGTGTCGCTCAAATGCTTGATGGGCAACAAGTTGACCCTCTTGCATTACAAATGGCAAATGAGTTACAATCATTGCGAAATCAGACAAACACCCTGACTTCCTGGCAGCAACAGCAAGAGGAGGCGGGGTTGATGACTGAAATTAACGCGGTGCGGGATGACAAGGAAAATTTCCCCCACTTCGATTTGGTAAGAGGCCAAATGGCTCAACTCCTTGAGAACGGTGAAGCCCCTGACCTGAAAACTGCTTATGAAATGGCAGCGAAGCCAATTGAAGACCTGAAAGCGCAATGGATTTCACAATCCGCGCAGACCGGCCAACAAAAGGTAAAGCTCTCAGCTCAAAGCAAAGCAAAAGCCGTAAGTCCCCGCTCGGCCACACCCAGCGGAAAAGTAACAGACACAACGGTTAATGCACAGGATAGACGCGCCGTTCTTGCTGAGCAAGTAGATGCTCTCCTTGGCGGCGGTAGGGTTTAATCTACTTATAGGAGGCCATCATGGCTTTTGCTAATTCGAGCATTACCGATATTATCGCGACAACGATCCAGTCGCGTTCTGGTGTCCTAGCGGACAACTTAACCAACAACAGCCCATTGCTGATGCGTTTGAAGCAAAAGGGCAATATCCGGCCGTTCTCGGGTGGTAACGTGATTTTGGAAGAAATCATGTACAACGACACCTCAACGAACAATGCCAACTCTTACTCGGGTTATGAGCTGCTGAATATCAGCCCGGACAGCCCGATTTCCGCTGCTCAATTCAGCATTACCCAATACGCCGATGCGGTTACCATGTCGGGTTTGGAAATGCTGCAAAACAGCGGTAAAGAGCAAATCATTGATCTGCTGGATGGCCGTATGAAGGTTTCGGAGGCGCGCCTTCTGAACCGAATTAACGGTGACTTGTATCTTGATGGTACAGGCAACGGCGGCAAGAACATCACTGGTTTGGCTGCGGCCGTCCCTGATGCTCCTACCTCTGGCACCTATGGCGGCATTGATCGCTCAACTTGGTCATTCTGGCAGTCTCAGAAATATTCTGGCACTACTGATGGCGGAGCTGCTGTTTCCTCTTCCAACATCCTGCAATATATGACCACCCTGGCGCTTAACTTGATTCGTAACCAAGACCGCGCTGACCTGATTGTTGCGGATTCGACATATTATGCTTTGTATGCCAACTCCCTGCAATCCATCCAGCGTATCACTGATGAAACCTCGGCTGCAGCCGGTTTCGCCTCTCTGAAGTTCTACGGCGGCGGCACTTCTGCAGACGTTATCATGGGTGGTGGTATTGGTTCCGCTGCAACCTCTGCTCATATGTGGTTCCTGAATACGGACTATATTTTCTTCCGTCCGCACAAGGATCGCAATTTTGTGCCGATTGGCGGTGAGCGCCAGGCAGTCAACCAAGATGCCATCGTTAAACTGTACGGCTGGGCCGGAAACCTGACTTGCTCGGGTAGCCAGTTCCAAGGCGTTCTGATCGCGTAAGGAGAAACATCATGGCTTATACCATTATTGAAAACAACGTTGTCACCTTGCCGATTGCTTCCACTGATTCGGGCGTGACTTTCCCCAATGCCAGCTCGGCGGCTCCTACGCCTCCACTGGTTCCCGGCATGATTGTTCGTGCACAAGATCCGACTTATGGCGAGGCTGAATTTATCCTGCTTGCAGGTGTGGCTTCAACTACCGTTGGCTCGGTTGTTACCTACAACACTTCTAGCTTTACCACTGCGCTGGCACCGGTTGGCACTTACCTGCCACAGCCAATCGCAATTGCAATGTCCGCAAATACCTCCGCATCCACATGGGGTTGGTATCAAATCAGCGGTATTGCAGTGGTTAGCAAGAGCTCTGCAGTATCTCTGGCAGCGAATGCCCAAGTTGGCGTGCTGACTGCTGGCTTCATCGCTGGCACCGGTTCCGGCAAAGAGGTTCAGGGTGCTCTAGTGGCTGCTGTGGCTTCTGCAACTGCTGGCCGCACCACAGTCCAGGTTGTTCTGGATCGCCCGCACATGCAGGGACGTATCACGTAATATTGAAGTTTATGGCCTCTTCTATAGAGGGGGCCATTTAATTCATTATTTTTAATACTACTATTTGAAATATGGATTTCGATGCCATTGCTATCTCCAATTGCTCGAAATAAACAGGAGAAATAATGCAGCTTCCTTACAGCAATCTCCAAATCTCCCATCAAAATCCGGGCGCATCCAAGCCTCTGATTTTCCCAATCGAAGTAATTTGCAATACTGACGATGAAATATTGCACGAAAACATCCGAATTAACTCGCGCCGCTCAGGTAAATGGATAAAGTTAGAAAAAGAACACGACAAATTGGCCGTTCTTTGTGGAAGCGGCCCTAGCCTGGCGAATTACATCGATGAGATACGAGAAAAGCAGGAAAACGGCGCAATTATCTATGCGATGAATGGTGCGGCACAATATTTGGCAAAACGCGGGATTATTCCTCAATATCAGGTAATAATTGATGCACGTCCAGAAACAGCAGATTTAGTTGGCCCTGCATTACAACACTTATTTGCCTCTCAAGTGCACCCGGATTGTTTTGATAAAGCCGATGCGCTCATTTGGCATCTTCAGATTGAGGGAATCGATGATCTGCTCCCTGAGTACAATGATGATTATTGCCTGATTGGCGGGGCGGCATCAGTTGGCAATACTGCGACCTGTCTTGCATATGCAATGGGGTTCAGATATCTAGATATATACGGATATGATTCGAGCAACAAGGGTAAAAGCTCTCATGTGGCCCATCAGGCTATCAATGATGGAGAGCCCATGGCTTCAGTTAGGTTTGGCGGTAAAGATTATATGTGTAGCCTCACCATGAAGCTCCAAGCCGAAAAATTCATGGATACCGCGCGCGCTTTGAAATCTTATGGGGTAGAAATCAACGTATTTGGCTATGGTCTTTTGCCTGATATGTGGAAGGCATGGGGCGAAATCGGAAAACTTGATGAGCAAGCGAAATATGAACTCATGTGGACGCACCCGGAATACCGGAATGTCGCCCCTGGCGAAGAGTGCGCGGATATTTTCATCGAAAAGTGTAAGCCTGCTGGCAGAGTGATAGATTTTGGCTGTGGTACGGGGCGCGGCGGTTTGAAAATCAAGGAATCAGGCTGTGAGGTGCTATTACTTGATTTTACCGAGAATTCACGCGACTTGGAGGCAATGACACTTCCGTTTATGCAGGTTGATCTGACTAAGCAAATCGACGTTACGCCAGCCGAGTTCGGATACTGTACCGATGTAATGGAACACATCGAGCCGGGAAAGGTTGAGGATGTGATTCGCAATATTCTGGCAGTTGCCCGGAATGTATTTTTCCAGATTTCTCTTGTTCCTGATGCCATGGGCGCACTCATTGGGCAGGATCTTCATTTATCAGTCCACCCATATACATGGTGGGCCGATAAGTTTGCTGAGCTTGGTTATTCGGTCAATTGGTCGATCGATCAGGGAATTTCGGCAATCTATTACGTTTCCAACCACTTGGAGAATTAAAATGTTAGCTTCCGACCTAGACAATCCAGAATATGCAGGTGCACAAAACCCGGACAATCGCCTTGCTGTGCAGTTCTACATCAAAGCGGTGAAAAATGAATTCGAGAGCCAACAACAAGGGCGGCCAATATTTCAGGATATGGATTTCGTGAAAATATTTGTGCCTGGCGACTCCACAAGCGTCATTGATACGATCGCACGCGATGACCACAAGCGCCGGTTCCCGATTCAGTGGGCACGCTTTCAGAATAGCAAGGAACAGGAAACCTACGAAATGGGAACGCCTATTTCAGAATGGCCGCGAGTTACCAAATCCCAAGCAGAAATGCTGCGTGCGCTAAAATTCTACACTGTGGAATCGATTGCAAGCGCATCTGATTCACAAATTCAGAGCATTGGGATGCTGGCCGGCACTTCCCCGTACAATTTCCGCGACATGGCCCAGAATTTCCTGAAGTCTGCCCAAGGTGAGGTGATACTGAATGAAGTCGAGCAAAAAGCCACTTTTGCCGAGCAGGAAAATGAAGAATTGCGCGCCCAACTTGCCGAAAGTAATAGGCAAAACGAAGAAAACACTGCTAAACTTGCAGAGCTTCAAGAGCAAATGGCTCAACTCCTTGAGCAGAAACCAGTGCCAGCTAAGCGTGGCCGCAAGCCAAAGGCAACGCCGGAGGCTTCTGAATAAGGAGTTGAGTTATGTCAGCAACAATGCTTCAATTGGTAACACAGGCCACGGGGGAGCTGGGTATTCCTGTTCCCTCGTATGTTGCTGGAAACACAAATCAAGATGTAACCCAAATCCTCGCATTGCTGAATGCGTGCGGTTATGAACTTTCCCGCGAATATAATTGGCAGGCACTCAACAAATCCTATATATTCACGGTTTCCTATACCTCAATCACTGGTGATACAACTGATGGATCGAGCAACCTCACGAATGCAAGTTCCATTTCCGGCATCGATTCGACTTATCAGATTAGTGGTGATGGGCTAAATCAAGCCACCTATGTATCTGGAACGCCGTCCGGTACCACTATCGGCCTGTCACAACCTGCAACCTCAACCAATATCGGCTCAACCTATACGCTTGGAAAGGTAAAATATTCTCTTCCGAGTGACTACGATCGCCTTATTCCCCGTACTCATTGGGACAAATCAAAGCATTGGGAAATGATGGGGCCAGAAACTCCGCAACAATGGGAATGGCTGATTTCCGGCTATATCTCGACCGGGCCGCGTGTTCGGTGGCGCTTATTCGGCAATTATTTCCAGCTCTGGCCGCTGATTTCCACGTCTGAAGTTTTAGGCTTCGAGTATGTATCGAATGCTTGGGCGGCTGATACCGGAGGAACTGCGCAATCTTCTTTCACTGCTGACACTGACACATGCATTTTCCCTGATCGCCTGATGGTTCTTGCGCTCAAAAAGAAATACATGGAGATAAAGGGATTTGATACTACAGCAATTGAGCGCGATTATCTGACCCAATTGGGAATTGCCAAGTCTGCAGATGGTGGCTCGCCAAATCTCTCATACTCTCCGCGCATCAGTACAATACTGATTGGCTGGGAGCAGATCCCAGATTCCGGATATGGCTCATAATGCTAAATTACCAGCAAACACGTACCGGGACACCCACAAGGATGGCGCAGGCTTCCTTGTCGGCGTCCCCTGCAGCCATTTACACCGCAACATCAAACCAGCGTGCGGCAATCACTGATATTCTGATTTGCAATACCACCGCATCAGATTTGACGGTTGATTTGTATGTGGGTTCCGCAGCAACTACATCAGAAGCTATTCTTTATGGCGCTACTGTTTCTGCCAATTCCACATTAAGTATGACTGGATTTGTTGTGATGAATGGGGGAGATACGATTACCGGCACAGGCTCGGCGGTTGGGCTTACTGCAACGATTTCAGGAATGGAGGACATATGATCCTCACACAAATTCCTATTGGCGAAATCGTTACTGTTGATGAAATCCATGAGAATATTGAAAAGGGCGTTTTCTTTTCTGGCGGGTATTATAATGCAGCCGTAACAGCTTCCAGCACTTTACAATTATTGGTGCAAGTTTCAACCAATATTATTCATCTACATTTATACGGAACGTGCAGTCAAGATATGACGCTTGAGTTATATGAAGGGCCGACTTTTTCTGCGGCTGGCACTTCTGTCACCATGTCGAATCACAACCGGACTTCTGCCAAAACAACCACGACAACTGTCACCCATACCCCAACAATTACGGGGACGGGGACGCAATTAAACTCAACGCAATATGTACCATCTGGTGCCGGAGGGGGAGCAAGTGGCGGGGGCTCGGGGGACTTTGCAGGCGCATTATCTGATTTTTACTTAAAATCAAACACGGATTATCTGATTCGATATACGAATATTGGGGCAACGACCGCAAAACTTGGCGGCTCACTTGCTTTTTATGAGGTTGGATTATGAAGCGTGTTTCTCGATCAACTTCGATTCAAGCCCCAATTCTGGGTTGGAATACGCGCGATCCTATCTCGAATATGTCAATCCAGAATGCGGCCATCCTTACAAACTGGTTTCCCAATGCTACTGACCTGAGATTACGCAAGGGCTACTCAAATCATGTTACCGGAATTGGCAATGAGGTTCAATCTTTGATGGTTTATTCCGGGGCGGCTTCTGCAAAAATGTTCGGGGCGGCCGGCACTGATTTCTATAACGTTTCCTCGGCAGGAGCAGTCGGGGCGGCGGTGGTAACTGGCCTATCAAATTCAAAATGGGAATATGAGAATATTTCTACCTCTGGCGGCAACTTCATGTTGTGCGTTAATGGTGCGGATAAATTACGCGGCTATGATGGTACAAATTGGTGGGCTGATGGCGATGGGACACATGACATAACCGGGTTTGATACTTCGACAGCCTCCAATATTCTTTTGTTCAAAAATCGAATCTGGATGAGCAAGAAGCAAACACTTGATTTGTACTATCTCGGCACTTCTTCAATCGGCGGGGCGGCCTATCTGTTCCCCCTTCAATCCATAGCGAGGAAAGGTGGCTATATCGTTTGCATGGCAGCCTGGACGATGGATGCCGGTTATGGTGTGGATGATATGGTGGCCTTTATGACTTCCAACGGTGAGGTCATTGTTTACAGGGGCACAGATCCTTCCAGCGCATCAACGTGGACGCTTGTTGGTGTTTGGGAAATCGGTTCCCCGGTTGGTACTCGGTGCATGTTCAAATGGTCTGGGGATTTGCTGGTATTGGGGCAGGATGGTTTGATGCCAATGTCCGCTGCTTTGCAGTCCACCCGAATCAATAACACAATGGCCCTCACAAATATCATCCAGCCAACTATTTCCAGCTCAATGATGACTTACGGCTCAAATTTCGGCTGGGAGATTCAATACTACCCTGGCGCAAATATGCTGTTGATTAATGTTCCGATTGCCCTTGGATCACAAGAACAATATGTGATGAATACTATTACAAAAGCATGGTGCCGATTTACTGGATGGAATGCGAACTGTTTTGCAATCTTTAATGATGAGCTCTATTTCGGAGGTTCCGGAGTGGTTTGCAAGGCATGGAATGGATTTACGGATAATGCTGCCTCGATCAGCGGGGAAGCTGCACAAGCATTTAGCTATTTTGGGAATCCGGGGCAGACAAAACGCTTTACTATGATGCGGCCTCTATTGGCCACAACTGGCAGTGTTTCGCTTCAGGCATCAATGAATATTGATTTTTCGACCCAGAGCAATTATTCGCCCCTTTCCTTGACTCCTATTACCTATGCAACTTGGGATGCGGCAACCTGGGATACTTCACCATGGGCTGATTCCTTGACCATTAGCCAGCAGTGGCAGGGGGTGGCCGGGGTTGGATATTCAGGAGGGGTAGAGATTGAGGCCATGACAAACGGCGTAGATTGCCGGTGGATTTCAACCGATATTGTTTATGAGCTCGGGGCCGTACTGTGATTGTTTACGGGCCAGAATGGAATGATATTCTCGGGCAATGGTTGAGTGAAAAGAATGGCGGCCAGTATGTCCCGGGCAGTATGACTTGCTTGGGATTATTGGGCGAAGACAAGGTAATAGCGGCCTGCGGGTTTGAGAATTACATCGTCAATTCAATTTGCGGCCACATTGCCTTGGATGGGAAGCCTGGAAAAAAGTTTCTTGTTTTCCTTGGAATGTGTTTCCAATATGTATTTCACCAAACGAAGGTGAAAAAGCTGATTGCCTTTGTGGATAGTGAAAATGAGAAATCAGTCCGCCTTAATAGGCATATGGGTTTTGTCGAGGAAGGCCGGATAAAGGATGCCGGAAAGCATGGTGATATGATAATTTTTACGATGACTGAAGACCAATGCTATATCTTGCAAAAATATTTGAAATGACTTATCATTTCCACAAGTTCGGGCTACCTCGAATAATTCTTAATACTAGGAGTTATTATGGGTAGCAAATCAGGCGGTACACCTCCACCAGCACCGGACTACACCGGAGCGGCACAGGCCACAGCGCAGGGTAATCTTCAGGCGGCACGCGCTACGCAAGCCGGTTCTCTGATTGGTCAAAATACCCCATATGGTTCACTGAGTTATTCACAGAGCGGCACGGATCAGTTCGGCAATCCGATGTACACCGCAAATGTACAACTCACTCCAGAACAGCAGCAATTGATGAATGCCCAGCAGGCGGGATCTATGGGCTATTCTACCCTTGCTAATCAGGGGTTAATGAATAGCTGGAATACGCTTGCCAATCCGGGGCTCAATCAGTCTACCCTCCCACAGGCACCGATTAATGCAGGTACTACTGCGCAACAAGCCATAATGACGCGCTTGCAGCCGCAAATGACCCAGCAGCAAAACGCCCTGAATCAGAATCTAGCCAATCAGGGTATTGCAATAGGATCTGAAGCATGGAAAAACGCCCAAACTCAATTGGGGCAGCAACAAAATGACCTGATGAACCAAGCTGCTTATACCGGCGTTGGGATGGATCAGGCCGCACGCCAACAGGCAGTGCAAGAGCAATTGGGGAATCAGGGCGCGATGCTAAACCAGTTGAATGCTTTACGTACCGGTGGGCAGGTTTCGATGCCTCAGTTTATGAATACCCCGCAGATGCAGGGCGTGACCGGGCCAGATATTCTCGGTGCTACCGCGGCACAGGGTACATATAACCAAGGTTTATATAATGCCCAAGCTGGCCAAGGTGCTGGCATGATGGGAGGCCTATTCGGGTTAGGTAGTGCGGCCATTAATAAATGGTCGGATAGACGCCTCAAAAAGAATATTGAACGCATTGGCACGCATCCTTGTGGTGCACCATTGTATAAATTCGATTACATCTGGAATCAGCCTGGAATTGGTGTTATGGCTGATGAATTGGCTGAAATTATGCCAGAAGCGGTTATTCATACCCGCAGCGGTTTTGATATGGTGGATTATAGCAGATTATGAGCATATTCGGCGGCGGTGGATTAGTTGGATTGGCGCGAAAGTTTCAACCTTCGCATGTTGTTTCGTACCTGAAGCAAAGCCCAATCGCGCCTGGCTCCGATTTGCGAACTTTGTTGAGTCCTCGAAACGCCGTTACTTCATTGGTTAAAAGCAAGCCAATCGGGCAAAGTTTGGGATTGTGGGGTGAGAATTCCAAGCTTGGCACCATGGAAAACGCCATGCAAAAGGATTGGGTGAGGGCTGCGGAACATCCGGGGCAACTCAGTTCAGTATTGCCTGCCATTGACCCAGCCTCGGCACACTTTCGGGCATGGCTGTCGGGGGATAAGTCTTACACGCCGGGTGGAGATATAGGTTCGGCCCATAATACTGGCTTGAGCCAGCAGCAGGAAATGAATCTGGCTTCCGCAGTCGCTTTGGCGGCGATGGGTGGTGGCATGTTTGGTGGTAGTGGCTCAGGTGCGGCCGGGGGTGCTAGTGGTGCGGGTGAGGCAGGAACCGGGGCGGCCGGAACAGGTACGGCGGGAGCTGGTACCGGGGCGGGAACATCAAGCGGCTGGGAAAGCCTTTTGTCCTCTATGCCTAATCCCATGGGTGGCCAGCAACAAAGTGGCCCGACACAAGGACAAATTACTCAGCAGCAAATGCAGCAACAGACTCAACAATTAATGCAGAATCAGCAAAACATGCAGGATGCAATGAAAAATCAGCGTTTGGCTAATTTGTTGAATCAGATCAATACCCAGAATAATCTGAATATGGGTGGTGGCTTATATGGCTAGAGATTACAACGCAGAATTGCTTGGAGCGGAACAGCAGCGCAAAACCGCGCAATTGTTGCGTCAGCAAGCTTCGCAGACTCCGCAAGGTGGCACTTATGGCGGCTGGTATGTTGCGCCCTCCCCCCTCCAATATCTCGGTCAACTTGCCCAGCAATACGTGGCAAAAAGTGATGAGGAAAAGGCAGCGCAGCAAGAGCAGAATATTGCAACAGCCAAAAATAAAGAACTTGCTGGACTGTTGAAAAGCTATGGCCAAACTCCAAGCCTTGAGGAGCGCCAACGGCTGATGGAGCTCGACCCGAATATGGGCAAAGTAATGGAAGCCGAAAACATGTTGCGCCAGAAGCAGCAATTCCAATTGCAGCATCCACAGGGAGGCAATCAGCCATATTTCACAAGCCAGCCCACTACCAAAGGTTATTATACTTTGAATGCGCGTACTGGCGAATGGAGTCCTGCTGTTGTAGGTGGACAACCCCTGATCCCGCCACAATATGATCCCACGCGCCAATCCGAACTGGCACAATCGAAATCATACGGAACCGGGCAAGGAACAGCGGAATCCACTCTTGCCGGGATTAAAGGTTCGCTTCCTCAATTGACCCAAACTGTCAATGATTTGAAAGAATTGTCGAAAAAGGCAACGTTTACACTTGCGGGACAGGCGCGTGATGCTGTTGCGCGGCAATTTGGACATGCTACTGAAGGCGCGATCAACCGTGAGAAATATATCAGCACGGTTCGCGATGTGCTGTTCCCGTTATTGCGTCAGACTTTCGGCCCACAATTTACAGTGGCGGAAGGCGAAGCCCTTATTTCCACTCTTGGCGATCCAAACAAGACACCAGAGGAGCGCAGCGCGGCGCTAGATACATTCATTGAGCAGAAAAAACGCCACATGAAAGAATTGCAAGGGCAATTGGGTCAAACTCCGTCACCATCGCAACCAACGGTATCTAATTGGTAATGAGAACGATAACCTTAACATTTCAGGACGGAAGCCAGCATGTTTATAACAACGTGCCGGATACGGTTACGCCAGATCAAATCCAGGCAAGAGCCGCGCAGGAATTTAACAAACCCATAGCTGATATTAATGGTGGGCGCCCTGCTGTTTCACGTGAAACCCAAGCACCCGAGGACAAAGGGGTTTTGCAAAATCTTGGTATGGGAGCACTTAAAGGTGCAGCTGATATTGGCGCTACCGCCATGTATATTCCTGATGTTCTGGGGATGACAAATAAAACCCCCGAGCAACGCCGTGCTGATCTTTCCCAATTCTTTCAAGAGCACGCAAATCCGGAATCGCTCTCTTTTGGTGCAGGCGAACTTGGAGCAGATATTGCCGGAACTGCGGGGGCCGGCGGTCTTATTGCAAAGCCATTAATGGCGGCTGGTAAACTTATTCCGGCAGCTGCTAATCTTGGCCGGGCGGTGGAGGCTGGCGGGTTGGCCGGTGAAGGTATGGGAACGCGACTGGCTGGTGGTGCGATTACTGGCGGAGCAATGGCTGGCGCAGTTAATCCAAAAGATGCCACAACCGGCGCTATGATTGGTGGTGCATTCCCAGGGCTCGGGAAAGTAGCTGGGAAAGTAGGTGAAAAGGTTGGCGAAACACTCTCTGCCTCCCCTGAAGTACAAGCACTTGCCGAAAAAGCTCGGGCAATGGGTGTTAAAGTTCCGCTTGATCGGCTGCTAAATAGTCCGGCATTGAATGCTATGGCAGCCTCCTTAAAATATGTTCCATTCAGCGGACGAACCCAAACAGAGCATCAAATGGAAAAAAGCCTGCAGCGTGCACTGTCTAAGACATTTGGGCAGGATTCCGAGAATATCACCATGGCGCTCAGAAATGCCCGGGAAAAGCTTGGGGCTCAGTTTGACTCAACCCTGAAGAATAACGCCGTCAAACTGGATGAAAATTTCTTGAATGATGCCTCGGCCACGCTGCAAAAGGCACAGGATGAGCTTTCTGATAATGAGTACAAGATCATCCAAAAACAGGTGGATAACATTCTTGGTAAAGCCCAGAATGGCGTAGTTGATGGGCAGGCTGCCTACAATATCAAGAAAGTTCTGGATCGCATCGGCGGACGTAATACCAATGAAGCATGGTATGCCAACCAGCTCAAAAAGGACTTAATGGGGGCCCTAAATCGTTCCCTCGGGCCAGATAAGGCTGAAGAATTCGCGCAAGTGCGCCAACATTATGGGAATATGCTCGACCTTGAGCCACTGGCAAAAGCCGGTGCCGAGGGTGATATTTCAGTTGCCAGACTGGCAAATATGCGTGGAATTAGGAATCCTGAAATGCGGGATATTGCCGATGTAGCGGCTCAATTTGTGAAGGGGCGCGAGAACCCCCATGGCGCAATGCAGAGAGTAATGATTGGCGGCTTGGCTGGTACAGGTGGTCTTGGATATGGGGCGGCTACAGGCGATTATAGCAATCCTGTTACAGCTCTTTTACTTGGCGCAGCAGGGGGAAGGGCATTGAATACTGCGCTAAATAATAGGCTTGCAGAAAAAATGCTAATCTCGGGCGGTAGTAGATCGGCTAAATTAGCCGATTTGTTGCGCAATCCGGCATTACGTGCGGCTGTTATTTCTGGCGGTGAATAGCTTTATATACACCGTAGAAAAAGCATAAGATGATGAAAATTATTAACTTAATTTTGAGATAGGTAATCATGGAAGAAGCCAAAAAATTTATTGCTCTGTTGTTCCTCTCTCGGGACTATGCCCACAAGGCGCACTTTAACACGGATTCCTTTGCGCGTCATATGGCTTTAGGTGAGTTTTACAGCACCATAATCGAATTGGCCGATACATTCTGTGAAACATGGATGGGACGCAACGGAGAAAAAATTGGCGAAATCCCAACCCTGGCATCGAAAAAAGGAGATCCGCTTAATGTGCTTTCCCATCATTTGGTCATGGTTCAGACAGCTAGGGAATTTTGCAAAGATGATACGGTTTTGAGCAATATTGCTGATGAAATCGAACAGGTTTATTCGCGCACGCTTTACAAACTGAAGCAGTTGAAATAAGGAAAAGACATGGCACGGAACGGATCAGGAACGTATAGCCTAGCCTCTGGTAATCCGGTTGTAACTGGTACAACAATTCAATCAACTTGGGCAAATAATACCCTTGATGATATTGCAACGGCTCTCACGGCATCAATTGCAAATGATGGTCAAACACCGATTTTGGCAAATCTTCCTATGTCCGGTTATCGTCATACTGGCGTTGGTGCGGCTTCGGCGAGGACAGATTATGCCCGTACAGATCAAGTGCAAGATTCCTCCCTGACATGGGGTGGAAGTGCAGGGGGTACGGGGGATGCTTTAACTCTTACCCCGACACCGGCAATCACTGCCTATTCTGCTGGCCAGAGTTTTACATTCAAGGCCACGGCTTCTAATACTACGGCCACCACTATTGCCATTTCAGGGCTTTCTGCTATTGCTGTGCAGGTAAATGGTGCGGCTTGTGTTGGTGGTGAAATTACTTCTGGCCAGTGGTATTCGGTAAGGCTTGATACCACCACCACAGCACAATTGACGCAAGTGGGTGCCCAATTGTGGCTCGGCACGCCGACTTACCTTGTAGGAACCAATATTACAGGAACCGCGGCGGCGCTCAATATCGGTGGTAATGCTGCTACTGCTACCTCCTCCACAAATGTCGCGGGTGGCGCAACTGGCGATGTTTTGTATCAGAGCGCGGCCGGCACAACTGCATTCCTTTCGCCTGGTGCCACAGGGATTCCGTTGGTTTCTCAAGGTGCCGGGGTTGCGCCTGCATTTTCCACTGCTCAGATTGCCGGTGGGGGTACGGGAGCGACTACGGCGGCTGCGGCTGCAGCTTCCCTCGCATTCCTGGCAAACGGATTTGTTGCGGAACAATCTCTTGCCTCAACAGGTATCACAGTGACTGGTGTTGCCAATGCCAAACGCCTGACCATCTTTATGCGTGCCTATGCCGATAGTACCAATGGTGACACATTAAGCCTGCAACTTGGCACCTCTGGTGGCGTTGTAACAACCGGATATGTAACAGGTGGTAATGTGACCAATACGACCGGATATTTTACCACTGGACTTGCAAATACCGTTACTTGGGGCGCAATCGCTCAATTTACCCAGATCGCCACAGATGTATGGTATGGGACATTCCAAGTCCTTGCTGAAAACTCAACCAATGCTGGTTTGGCCAGTTATACACAGGGATATATTAGTTTGGGTGGAAACTTGGATCGATTCAAGCTAACTCCATCCTCATCCACAATCACTGCTGGTACCGTTTCGTACATGGTGGAATACTAACTAAAGGGAAGAGTTATGAGCTCAGAAGGTGCAGAACAACAAGAAAAATGGCACGTTGGGAAAGAAATACCCATAATGATTATTTTTGCGATGTTCATGCAAACGGTCGGCTTTGTTTGGTGGCTTGCAAGTTTTCAGGCAACAGTTATCACGAAACTTGATGACCAATCCTACCAAATGGCGGCACTCAATACGAATGCCTACTCCAAAAGCGATGCGGCCAAGGATGGTGCATTGTATCTTCAAAAGATTGACGCAAACACGGAACGCATTAAAACTCTTGAAAGGAAAAAATAATGGATCTTATTAAGGAAGCCCAAAAACGCCAAGCACAACAACAAATCCAAGAGGGCAAGCAAATTGTGCAGGAAGGCCGCGGCCGTGCTATTAATGATGGAAAAATGCGCGAAATGGTGACAAAAGGCCAGCAAATCAATAATGGAATTAGGCTAAAAATGGACAAGCATCTTCCAGGGTCGAAAAAATGAAAATCTCCGCACATAATGGAGTGAATGATGATTGTAAATACAGGACTTCGTAGAAACTTAGGCGGTGGTGTTGCTGCATCGCTTGCCCATGCAGGATTTATTCAGCCTCTTCAATCATCACTTGCTTTAACTCGCGGTTCTGGAACGGCGACGGATACTCGTGCATTGGCTGCTTATGCATTCAATTCGTCTGGTAATCTTGCTTCTGTAGCCGCAAATACAGCACGGTTCAATTATGCAAATGGAGTTTCACTTGGATTTTTGAGCGAGCAAGCGTCTGCAAACGTACTAGCCGCA